GATCCGGGGTTATCTGTCGGCTACAATGTCGTAGCCGTGCCGGGCCGGTTGCCCGAGTCGTTCGACAGCCTCCAGGCGTGCTTGTAGAACAGGTAGTAGTCTACCGTGTCCGACAAGTGCGGGGCATTCTCCTGCGGGAAGGCAGGGTCTTTCTCCGCTGACTTGTTCTTGCTGTAGTCGGGGTTGATGTCGGTGCCCTGCATAGACAGCAGCACATTCTCGCACGCCTCATCATTGAAGCGCACCTTAGGCAGGAGAGGTTCCTCCTCGTCCATGATCTGTTCGATGAAGGTGAAGCGCTCCTTGTGCGCCTTGGTAGCCACACGCTCGGGCACCATGACTTCTGCAGCCCAGCCGTGCGACTCGAAGCGCTTGCGTATGATGGTGAATATATCGTCGGACTCTATGGGGTTACGGTCCCGCCCACGCGGCTCACCCCACAGGCGCACGAACTTGAACCTGTGATCCTTGAAGTGCTCACAGATGTCATCCACTAAGCCACGTATGCGCTTATCGTCCTTCACCCAGAACTGTCGCACGCATCGCTCGACCCAGTCCTGCTCCTGCCATACCGAACAGCAGTTGAACTTGCCAGAGAAGTCGAACGACATCTCCAGCATTTCATCCGTGCGAACATCGAGCATGCGCCCACTGTGGTCTCGGATGGGGGAGTAGGTGTGCCGAACCTCATCCAGCCTGTGGTAGAAGCCGTCCGGCAGTTTCTTGAGGCGGATATTCTCCACCTCAATCAAGTAGTCAAGGTGGCTGCTGGTTTGCTTTTGCGTGCGAAACCAGTCTTCGCCCAGGACTACCTGGTTATCCCTGGCGCTGGCCCAAAGGAACAGGTACTGGTCTGGGTAGGTCGCCGCCATTTGCTCCATGGCCAGCACCCACATACCGTCGGGTGTGCGCGGCTGTGAAGTGAGTATGAATATCGAGTGGTGCAGCGGGGTGTCGAACTTGTACAGGTTGCCCCGTACCATTTTGAGCAGCACCTTTTCCCAGAATGCCCGCTTCACGAAAGCGGCCTCGTCAATGATCCCTGCATCGTAGGAGCCGCCGCGCTGGCTGTTCGGCTTGGCGGCGCTCAGCATGACAACCGTGAATCCATTCCAAAATGTAATCACGTTATCGTACTTTTTCACCGGAGCGATGGGCCTTTTGAACCACTTGCACGGCGAATTCGCCCCCCATGGGTCTTTCCCGACCACGAAGTGACGGTTTTCAACAATGCCCATTTCGGCCAGTTTGGCCAGCACCGGCGGCAGCGTCATGTTCTTGATCTGTTCGATGGTCGTGCTGCTGAAAAACACCTTCGCTCTACCCATGCTGCGCAGCATGAACAGCAGCATGAGGCTAATCACCGTTGACTTGCCCCATCCGCGCCCGGCCACTACCGTCTTGATTTTCTGCGGCGCCGTGACGAAATCAATCTGCTTCTGATTGAAGTACACCCGCCGTTTATTCGTCGTCATCCCACTCCTCGGCCTCCTCCCCGGAATCTTCGGCCTGTGCGGCAAGGAATGCCGCCGGGTCGGCGGTTATTTCAATGTGCGGAATCTGGACTTCGTCCGGGTCAAGCATCGGAGCCTCATGCTGATCGAGACCCTCGAATTTACCCGCCTGCGTGTACAGGCGCTCGGCGATCGCCATCCATTCCGGGTCGGCGTATTCCTGACCATTCGGACGCTTGCCGTATGCGTGTTTTTCCGCAGCCTTGGCCATCTCGTAGAGTTTTTCCACCAGTATCGCGCGGCGCAACTCACGGTTTTTCTGCAAGAACGGTGAAAACAACTCGTAGATATCCCGCAAAATGCGGTTGGCCAGATACCACGATTCAGCGCCCGGTATGGCCTCCTGAATCGCCCGAATCGCCACCGACTCCTGCAACTCCCCAAACACCAGGTGGTACGCCTGCTGGAGGTGCCTGTAATACGTCTCCTCGAGGTCGTTCAGAACGAAACGTTCCGGCTCCAGCATGTGCATGCGAATCCGGCCGATCCTGTCGGATTTCTTGAAGTCCTCAAGGCTGTATATTTCTATTTTCGATTGCTTTTTTGACATGTTCGAGGTGCGTTCTCAACTCCTTGAGTTTTGCCTCGGCCTTTTCGAGGCGGTCGGCGGCTTCCGGCTTGTTTTCTTCGATTTCCCGCGCGAGATGCTCGATCTCGCGCTTTTTCCGTGAGATACCCGCCCGCAGGGAGTCGCGCAGCCCGATGAGCCGGAACGTATCCTCCGGGATCGGGTACTTCTCGTCCGGCTCCGGCAGGTACCCAAGTTCCTTGTATTGCCGGATTTCAGCGCGCACCATTTCAATTCGGCGCTGGATGATCTGTATTTTTTCGCTCACGGCCTTCCGTTGCCGGTCATTGGCACAGGCATGGAACGAGTTGGAAAACTTGCGCCGATCTCCCACCAGGTTCGATTGCTGCATACGCAGCCCGCGAAGCACCTCGTCGTCGTCCTGATCAGCGTCCTCCTCCTCTGCCTCCACGGCTTCAGGTGTCGGCTCTGGAGGCTTCGTTTTATCCAGTTCGCGCTTCAGAAGCAGCGCATTGATCGCCGTCCTGTTCATTGCGAAAACCCGAAGCAGCGGGTGCGTCGGGTTGCGCCTTTTCAGTTCGTCGAGTTGCTCCTGGTATGTCATTCGATTGCGGCCGGTTGCATGCCCGACGGCGTCTCGTCTACCGTCGTGATTTCGATGTCACGGAAACCCCACTTGATGCCGTCACCCCACTGGTTGATCTTGTGTACAAGTTCAATCGGCTTCAACAGTAGTGCCCGCTTTACGGGCGTCTTGATCGCGACGTACATGTTGAAGGCGTTTCTGATCTCCGACCCGCTGGAGAGTTTTCCTTGGGTCTGTATCGCCGCAAGGGTCGGGTGAATGCCTTGGGCGCTGATGTTCGCGTCGTTCGACTTGTCGAATAGCGCCAACAGGGCGCCGTCCTTGAGGTCAACATTGAGCGGCGTGATCTTGATACCCGGGAATTCCTTGCCGAGTTGCCGGTTGATCTCGTACTCCGTCACAATGGCTCGACCAGCCTGCTCGAAGCCTGCGAGGAACTCGTTCAAGCGCTCAAGGAACGTTTTCCGGGCCTCGTCTTCGCGGCGCTTGGCTGCATCGCGCTGATCCTTGTTGGACTGCATTGCCGTGTTATCGAGAAAGTAGTCCCGAGGTATCTCGATGTGCCAGCGGATCGTGTAGCCGTTGCGCAGGTTGTTGATGTGGAAAATCGGGATGGCATTGGCGCATTCGATCCACGCACGGTCGCCCCACCAGGTGGGGATGCCGAGGTAGTCGTCGCACAGGATGTCGTCCATGCAGTGCAGCATGAACTTTTTCTGCATCTGGGCGGGCCGATAGGCATCCACGGCCACCGGCGTGTATTCGGGCCTGCGGTACTCCTTCCAGGAGCCGGACACATACCAGCGGGCAATTCGCCCGTCTTTCTGCTTCTCCGGACGCACCTGCCGCGCCTGGAATGCCTTGATGCTGTGTATGCCTCCTCGCAAGTCCCGCACGAACTCCGTGAAGGTGTTGGCATGGAAAATCAGGTTCCGAGCGCTGCGCAGCAGGTACTCGGTTTCGTCCACTCGGTCGAAAAAGTCCTTCGCACCCTGCGGGCACTCTACCTCCTCGACGATGCGCCTTGTTTTCCCGTCCGCGTCGCGTTCAAAGCGTTCCCGGTAGCACATCAGGCCGCCACCCACCGTGATGTCGCGTTTGGTGGCGATCAGTTCGGGCACGATGTTGTTGTCGAGCACAAGTTCCTCGCGCTCCTGCGGCAACAGGTTATTGCTACCCCACGACCATATCTCGGCTGATTTCCCTTCACCGTAGTTGATCTTCATCGCCTTGCCGGAGTTGCCGGGCTTGCTGGTGACGCTTGGCGTGGCAAAGGATACCACGGCCTGTGCGCCCTTCAGGTGGTAAATGCGTTCGCTGATTTCTTCGATTTCCATCAGTGTGTTACTTGGTATAGGTTATAGCCGATGATGTGGCTGATGAGCGGCGTGAGGTATTGCGCCGGCGCGTCGTAGTCGCTGATGGGCAAGGTGCCCTTGTCCACGTGAATGGCTCGCTTCCGGTCGTCCTTAGGGGCCAGCGCTGCACCGGTGCCGCTGCGCTTTGGCGCACCGTACAGGGCCTTGCTGACTACTTTTATGGACCCGCATTCCGTACCGGTGGCGCGCACGAAGGCGATCCAAAAAGGCTTGGTCGGCTCTGCCCGGATTTCGGCCAGAACCTGCTGGATGCTGATTTTACCGCGCCAGGTGACGTTCATGCAGCGAAGGTGTGGGTGTTAATTACCGATTGTTAGGACTTATATGCCCGCGTCGTCGCGGACTGTGTTCAACTCCGCGCCCGCGTCCTCCACGTCCGTGTACACCACGTCCGCTTTCAGGCGCGTGCGCCAGCGCCCGATGTCCTGCCGCATACCCCGTACCTCGTCGGCCATGCCTCGGAAAGCAGACATGAGTTCGGCTTGATCCAGACCGGGCACGCTCACGCCCGCAACGCTCGGCGCCGGCGTGGTAGAGTACCCGCCGTCGGCAAAACCGCGCCGGCGGATTCCTTCGAGAAAGTGCAGCGTCGGCGCATACTGCGGCGACTCCACCATCCACTTCGGCGCAACCCACTCGCGCTCGTGGACAATGCCCACCGGGCGATGCCCGGTACTGTCAGGCATTCCGATGCCGAAGCCGGTGAAACCACCACCCGCGAATTTTGTGTTGCTGATCTTGTTGATGGCAACGCCCGTGCGAGCCACCGCAATTGCTGTCTGTATTGCCCCGATAATTGGGCCGAGAATCGGGCCGAACTCAGAAACGCTCGCCCATATTTTTTGCACCTCGGTAACGCCTTGAATGGTGACTTGGGCGATTTGGAACGCCTTGATCGCTCCCGCATTCTTTTTGCGAGCAGCCTCATCCTGCCCAAGCAAATCAACGAATACCGAAAAGGCGTCGGTCGCCGTGGCGATTGACACTTTCAGTATTTGATCTTTCAGTTCAGCCGTCCGCTGCTCGTTGTCTACAAGTGCCTGTTGGTGGTCTGCGTCTACCTTCTCCTTTTGCTTCAGCGCGACCTCGAACTCCTTGGTTTCGGTTAGCCCTGCATCGCGCAGTACCTGAAGGCGTGTATTCAGCGACAGCCGCAGCAAGTCGAGCCGCAACAGTTCGCTGTTTTGCTCCAGCCCGAGTATCCGGGCCGTTTTTTCCTGCACAATGCGCACCTGCTCGTCGGCGCTCGACAGTTCCGCGTCCTTCAGCGCCGTACCGGTCTGGCTTTGCACCGGCTGCGGCCCGGACGTGGGCAGCGCGGCCAGCGGCGCCACGGTCGGGCGGTTCAGGGTATTCTGCACCTCCTGCAGTTTCTTCTGTGCCTCCAGCGCCGCCCGGCTCTCGGCCTCATTGAACAGCGCGAAGGCTGTAAGTTGATCCTGGTACTGCTTCGCCTTCAGTTCGAGGATGCGTTTGGCGTGCTCGCCTTCGCTGATTTCTTTTTTGAACAGCGCCCGGTCGGCCACGATCTCCTCCTTCAGGAAGGCGGCTTCGATGTCGGTCAGGCGTTTTTCGAGTTGTTTTTTGCGCCGATCTTCGAGCAACTTGGCCCCCGCTTCTGCCGCTTCTGCCGCTGCGGCGGCTTCCTCTGCCGCAATTCTGCGGGCATTCTCCCGTGCCTCATTTTCGGCCTCTGCCCTGGATGCGGCCAGCGCCGCATTGCGTGCCTCGGTGTAGGCTTCCCCGACGGTTTTACCGGCTTCCTTCGCCGCTATTTCTTGGCGCTTCAGGTCGGCTATTTCCGCCTGCAGGCGCTCGCGGGTGCCGGATCGGATAGACAGCGCCAGGTCTATTTCCTTCGCCACGATCTTCGCCGAGCGCACGAGGCCCTCGAAGTATTCAATGACGTTCGTGACGGCCTGTTGGGCCGCTGCGCGGAAACCGGCGAAGGTGGCCGGCACCGACTCAAACAGTTGTTTGAACCCCTCCACCACGCTGCCGATCTGCCGGAAAATGAAACCGATAACCGGCAACTCTTTCGCCCGCTCGATGAATGCGCCGACGCGCTCCGCAGCCTGCTGCAGGCCTGGAATAAGTGTGTTGAAGTAGAATTCGCCGATGGGCCGCACGAAGTTGTCGAACACGATGCGCCCGATCTCGTAGAACACCTGCCACACCTTCACCTGTGCCTGAATTATGGTAGTAGCGTAGTTCACCGCCGTAGCGTACTTGCCCGTGGCTTTTTCGCCGGTGGTGATGCTGTCGGTCAACTGGATCAGGAACTCGGTGATCTGCCGGAGAACCGGAGCCAGCGGCCCGACGCCGCGCTGGATGAGCCGACCGAACGACTCGGTTATTTCCCCAAGCCTGTTTTGCAGGATTTGGTACGGGCCAAGCCCCGCCTCTGCGGCGGCCTTGGCGGAGCCGCCTACCTGCGTTTCCAGTTCCTTCAGAATAATCCGCTGTGCGCCTGCGACGTCGCCGGTTTGCTGCAGCCGCTTGATGAGGGTAAGTTGATCCTCGCTGAACGAGATGCCCACCCGCCGCAGCGCCGTCACGCCCTGTACCGGATCGTTCAGCGCCTTGCCGACCTGTATCGCGCTGCTCGACAGGTCTTGCCCGAATGCCGTGGACAAGTCCTGCACGAGCGGGATAGTTTCGTCGAACACTTCGCCGCGTATCTGCTGAAATGTCAGCAGCAGGGCCTGTGCGCCTTGCGTGTCCTCTGCGGTGAACAGGGTGGTTTTCTCCAGTTCGTCCGCTTGCGCTTTCAGTTGCTCGAAGGATCGGCCCGCCGATTCTGCGGTGCTTTTCAGCGCTGCCTTTATCTGCGCGTCGGCCTTGGCGGCTTCGTCCACCGCCCGCAGGGCTTCGCGTCCGAAGTTGATAAGGCCCCCGATGCCCTCCTGCACAATGCTGAACAGCCCGAAACCTCCGGCAATGTTCAGCACCTGTTGCCAGCGGCTTGTTTCGGTACGAGCCTCCGCCATGCCCTCGCTCACGCCCCGCGTGCGCTGCCGCATGGTGGCCAGTTGGTCATTGATGCGGCGGTACTCGGATTCGAGCACCTTGTATTCGGGCGCTCGTTGCGGGAGCA